ATATTCCTATAGTTGGGCGTCAGGCCAAAAAAAGTTAAGGCCAACAGGTATTGATGATGTTTTGAGATCCCCGTTTCTACTCTCATATTCAAAAGTTAAATCAACATTTGGTTGAATTTTACTAATGTAATTTCTTAATTCTCTAGAATCTCTTGCTAATAATTGGTTATCTACAAATTCACGAATTACTTTTGTATCTGTGTCTCTATCAACAGATGTAATTATGTATTTCATTCTAGTAGATAAATCATAAGAAATATTTTTATTAAGTCTTTTAAGACCTTTTATTTCTTTATCAATTTTTTGTTCATCACCATGAGTTAAAAGCTTAAATGTAACTAATACTTTTGATGTTGGTAATTGAAATTCAAATTCATTTTTACCTTCTTTAATTAATGATTCATCTAAATTTAAATCTTTTACTTCTGTAAGATCTATTGTTTTTTCTTCTCCATTAAAATTAAATGTATAATCTTTACCATATCCTAAAATACGTGCTGCAATTAATACAGCATTTTTATCTCCTAATAATAGATCATTATAATCTATTGGTGTTACAATAAGTGATTGTAATAATTTATCAATTACTGTGCCATTTTCTATTAGATTTTGGTTAGTTAATATGTCTTCTTCACGAGCAGTCATATATTTCATTTCAAGAACTCCTGTACTTAAGGGTGAATCTTTTGAATATAATAAGCCTTTTGAAGGTAGAGTAACTTCCTCTGTAGGAAATTGGTTTGTTTTTTCTTCCATAACGTTATTTATTTATTAAAACTAGTTCAGATATACATATATAGAGAAACAAAAAAGCGCCAAAATAGGCGCTTTATTTTTATATAATTATTATATTTAATTTTTTGTCATTACTTGTGTATCTCTTACATTTAATAAATGTTTACAAGCTTTAATTGCTCCTGATATTATAACCCTAAAAGCTCCCTCTAAATCATATGAACCATCCGGATTAGCATGATCCTCTATAATACCAACACCATTAGCTCTTACCCAATTTGTTTGACAATCAAAAAAGTTTTTTTCTTCGTTTAAAGGTTGTTTTTTATTATTAACTTCTTTAATAGTTTCCTTAATTATTTTTTTTAATTGAGATAATTTCATATTAATAATTTAGAATAGCATAATCCATTACAATAGTCATTGAAATGTTTGCTGGTGTGTCTGATGTCCAATCCATATCACCAAAATTAGCATTTTGACAATAAGCTCCTTTTAAAATCCATTCTTCAACAACATCACCTACTGGTCCTAATGTGTGAATATGAATAGTTTTCTTATAAAAATCACTGTAACCATCTCTACCTGTAACTGATTCATGTGATAATCTAACCCATTCCATTACTGCTTGAGCACCTGATGGTGTTACTGGATCATAAAGTTCACATGTAATGTTATCCCAATTAGCTTTACCTTTAATTTTTCTTTTCACATTAATATTGTCATGAACTACTTCTCCAAAAGATACACTTGGACGTGAAATTTTCTTTATAAGATATGAAGGTATCCCATCAATTTTCATTAGAAACCTATTCTGTAGTTTAGGTTCAAATGCTGTGAACATCATATCGTTAGTTGCTTTTATTGCCATCTTTTATTTTTTTAATTGTTCTATTATAAATATATTATTTTTTAACTCTTTATGCAGGGAATGTTGCTCCTGTTGGTAATACATTAAAGTCAAGTACTATAAATTCAGCTGTTTTAGTTGGTTGTAAATAAATCGCACCTACTAACTGGTTTCTATCAATTACATCTGGAGTATTGTTGGATTCATCCATTTGTACTCTAAAGGCAAATAATCCTTGTTTTTGTTGTACTGATTCTAAATATGGATTTACTATATTTAGGAATCTTATTCTTGTTTCGTCTGTATTTTGTTCAAATACTAGATATTTAGAAGAACTTCCAATAAATTTCTTAAGTGTAATTAATAATCTTCTAACATTAATTCTGTCTAAAGCTGTTGATCTTTCTTGTAATGTTTTCTGACCCCAAATACAAACTCCTGTTTGTGGGAATGTTGCAATTGGATTAATTTTAGCATCATATAATTTATCTCTTTCAGCTTGATTTAATCTTATTTTAGCTTCTAATACATTTCCTAATATACCTCTATTTAAACCTGCTGGTGCAAACCATTCAGCTTGAAGTCTGTCTGATTGAGCAATTGCTCCTGGTACTACTACTGAAGGTGGAACCATTACTGGTACATTTGTAGATGAGTCAAGTACTTTAATCCATGGATAATATACTGCTGCATAATTAGTGTCTAATCCACTTACATTTGATATTGCTGTGTTTACTGAGGCATCTACTGTATTTAAATCCATTATAAAGAATGCATCTCCTCTATCTTCACACATGTCAATACCTGCGTTTGCTATTAAAGGATGTGTTGCATAATTTACTCCTGGCATAGCTAACATATTAATGTCATATTCATCTTGATTAGATAAAATATTTAGAGCTTTTGTGTATCCTTTATAACCAGCAGCTGCTGTATCATTTACATCAAAGCCGTATAAATTATCTCCTGTTGTGTATCCTGTTACAAAATTTGCTGGATCTTCATTTCCTGCTATTCTTACTATATCTGGTCTAATACCATCTGTTCCTCCTTGGAAACAAACTGAAAATTTAAGTTGTGAATTTTCTAACGCTGTTGATGAAAGTGAAGCACTTAATGATCCTGACCATATATTTGATTCTGAATGACCATGATAATTTTCTACGTTAAATTCTCCTGATATATTTGATAATGCGTTATCTGGTAATGGTTTTATCCAGTTGTAATTATCAAATGCTTTATCTGTAAATTTCCATCCTAAATATGCTCTATTACTATAATTTCCTCCTATTACTTGTGATCCTTCATAAGATGCTGAAGGTATTATACAATCAACATTTAATGAAGCTGTATTAATTGGGTCTAATACTGCTTTAAATCCTTTAGGTGATAATTTAGGTGAGTAAGCTTTTGATGTTACTAAATCATTTACTTCTACTCTAACATGTTCTGAAATATTTGGATAATTTCCTAATAATTCAACTTTACCTAAAGTATCATTATATTGTGGATATCTATCTCCAATTATTCTTGAAATATATTTAGGAGAAGCTGGATCTAAAGTAACATTATTAAATTGTTCTATAATTGATGGATTTTTATCATCATCATTGTATTTTCTTATTATTACAGAAAATTGTGAATATTGTTCTACATTATCTATATCTCCTGGTTCTTTTAAATTAGCAATTGAGATTTTATAATCTGCATTACATGAAGTACCATGAGCTAATGTATGGAATCTAAATAATTCTTTTGTTGTTTTATTTGAATCTAAAAATTGCGAAGTAATAAAAGGTGTAGTAGCATATGAATATTTTTCAACTGTTCCTGATAATCCATTAAATGCTAAATCAGCTGATTGAGATAAGAAAATTATGTCTCTATTTGCATTAACTCCTTTATATCCGTCTACATCTACTCCTTCTGTTGTTGTTGATAAAGAAGCTGTAGCTGTAGTTAAAAATCCTTTTAATTCAACATTTAAAGCAGCTCCTGCTTCATTATTTGTTATTGTAAGTACAGCACCATTAGCTGTTGCTGTAACTCCTGAAGTTGCAAGTGATTGAATAGATCCTGTTAATAAATTTGCTACATCAGAACCTGATATTCTACTACGTGCTGTTGCTGCGTAAGAAGAATGAGCTTGTATAGTTGTAATTCCTCCACCTAAACCAGAATCTAAAAATAATGTTGAACCTGTTGTGTGGTTTGTATGAGGTGAACTAAATGAAGATGAACCAAATAATATAGTCGTTTGATTTCCATCACCTGCTGTTATTACTATACTTTGTGAAATGTCAGGTAATGCTGCTGCAGCAAATGATTCTACCATCGATTGTGTAGCCATTGTTGTAGCAAACGTTATTGTTGATACTTCTTTAGTAGATGCACCTAACATGTTTGAAGTAAATGTTTTCCAATTATTATAAGTGTACCCAGGTAATGTATCTGTTCCACCGTATGTAGTACTTGATTTTTTACTATTATTAGGATTGTCACCTAATTGTTTGAATAAGTATTCTTTACTAGCTGGATTAAGTGAAGCAGAAAGTTGTGTTGAAGTAACGTTAGTACCTGCTAATGTTAAACTAAAACTTTCATCCACACGACCAAATGAACCACTAGGTCCTACCATTGTAGATGATTCTAAACCTGGTTTTGAAGTTGCTTTAGATGGGAAAATAACTCCCAATAATACGTTTCTATTTGATGATGCTGAAGGTGCTGAAGAAGCTGAAACTGCTACTGCTACAAATGGATTTGTAGCTGTTGCATAAGTGTAACCTCCACCTGCTAATACTCTTGTTACAGTAACTGATCCTGCATTTTTTAAATATTCTCTTACTGTTTGTGGTATAAATGTTTCTGAGCTTAATCCTCCGAATCTTCTTTCATATTCTGCGAAGCTTCTTACTACTGTTGGTACAAATGCTGGTCCTTTTACTGTTGGTCCTACAATTGCTGCGCCTATTGCGCCAACTCCTTGAGGTAAAAATGTTTGATCATTTTCTCTTGTAAATACCCCTGGTGAAATAATTTGTTCTGCCATTTTATATTATTTT